AAGTCTTGGACTATTTATCATTAATGACTTTCCAGCAATAACTGCATCCTTAAGTGTTTTAATAAATTCTTTATACTTTGCACTTACATATTGAGCATCGTAGTCTGCAATTTGTAAAGCAATATCATCAGAAGATTCTGGGTAATTCATAAAAGCAATAACATCATATTTATCAATGTCAATATCATTATTAATATCAATAAACCTTGCTTCAAATTCATCATCTCACCAATAATCTGATTCACTTGGAGAAGAGCTAAACTCATCAATATAATTAAATTGCTTCCATATAAATTCAGATGTTGTCCCAACCTTATGACCAAGAGAATACTGCTCTGTAAAGGCTACAGACTCATTGAGACAGGCGAAATACTTATTTGCAAACTCTCCATACCTAACAAAAACAACTGCCCCAATTAGATCTGTTGGTTTTATTAAATCATTAGGTCTTGTCATAGGAACTGCAATTCCATTAAATACCCAAACTCCATTTTCTCTTGGATCTTTTTGACCAGTTAAAAGAATTCTATCTCCAGATTGTACAGAGTAATTTCCTATAACTAATTCAGGAAGATACTTTTCTCCAGTATTTCCTGGACCAACGTGTTCTGATGAGTATGGATATCCATCTCCACCTGGACCCCAAAGAGTGCTTGTAATATAACTATTTGTTTGTACCATTTGTGGGTTAAAAATATTTATCCATCTGTCAGCTACAGTTTTTACTTCTAATTTTTCAACAAATTGTTTATTTGCTTTATCATAATTAAGTACTTCTCCAGGATGATTAAACAATTGCTTTGAAACATTGTATGTTGAAGTGTCATATGGAGATGATACGGATATACCATTCTGTTGTTTATCTTCAATGTTCCAATATAATCTAAGAATCTTTGTTGAATTTGTTGTTACAACTGGATTATTAAGTTTTGCAGTTGCAGTTGCTTTGTCAGGACTTTTTGGTATTTCTCCAAAACAGGTTACTGCAAGAAGTTTAATTTCATTTTCAGTTAAAGGACGAGCAGCTCTAAAAATATAATCACTAAGAGTTCCAACAAAAACTTCTTCAGATTTTGCAACGGGTCTTTTTTCTTTAACTTGACCTAAGTCAAAGTTTTCAGTTATCTTATCTTCCCAACCAATTCCTAAATAAGTCATAACATTAAACCAATAGCTGTCATCAATTTCATAAGTTCTAACTTCAAGTTTTCCATCTACCCATAATTCAAGACAGGATTTCTTTTTCTTATCACTCTTATTATCTTTGCCAAATCCATCATTTGTTCTATTAAGTACAATATGGTGATTTTTATCATCAGCAATATTTGTTTTTCCAACAAAAATCTTTTCTTCATTAGTTACTCTATTTTTATAATAGAAAGCAATTTTTCCATCAATCATTTTAACTTCGCCATAATTACGATATTGGTCAGTTCCACTAAACCTTACATACTTATTGTAATCATCCCAAACAGTATAGGATGCATTGTTTTCTTTAACATTGTCATCTTGAAAGTTTCTGTTTGAATCTCCATAAACAGTAAAATCTAACACGTTGTTATTAACTATTGAAGCACCTGATTTATAATTAATATCTTTTACTGTTTCAATATTTGAAAAATCTTCTCTTGAAGAAATTGTTTTATTTAAAGTTGAAAACAAGGATTGATTTTGTTTACTTGTTTTAATTGTTATTTCGTTAGATCCATAATAGGATCCTCTAATAGTTCCTGCAGTAATTGTACCAACATCACTTTGTCCACCATCCTGTAAGTACACATAATTTTCTCCATTAAAAATAAGCTGTGGTCTATATTCTGGACCAGTATATGAGTATTTTGGTATATATACTGATGCAACAGTTTCTCCAGGAGCTCTTGCAACTTCGTTATAAATTCTGCTATAAAATAATCCATTTGCAGGACCTGTCCACTGGCTTGGGGTTTGTGGATGACTTCTAATAGATAATCCAGTTTGTGTAATGCCTGGGATATTTCTATCACAAGGATAATGCCAAGTTAATGCTGTATTCCTATCTTGTGCACCTGCAACAGTTCTAAAGTTAGGAGTTGAAAAAGTTCCTGCATAAACTAAGGAAGACCAGTATTCATTAGGCGTTTGTTCTGGATCAGCAATTTGCTTTGTTCCAATTGTATAAAGAGCTTTGTAATAATTCCAAGAAAATATATTTGCTGGTGACTGAGGTTGAATAAAATGTGCAAGTGTTACAAGCATTATTTCTGGTTCAAAATATACATCAAAGCCAAGAGTTAATAATGAATCATTAAACAATGCAGATGCAGTCATAGTTTCTGCAGAGAAACTTACACTTGTTTGAATAGATGGATTGTTCATAAACATTGATCCAGTCATAATTCCAGGAACGTTGTCTTCTGCAACAGAAACTAAAGCTTCTCTCATTAATAATGAAGAAGTTGCAAGTGGGGATGTTATATTTGCAAAACCAGAAACTGCAGGATCTTTCATTGATCCAGAAGCTGTCATTGTTTCTGCTGCAAAATCAAGGTTTACACCCATAATAGTTGTAGGTTCTGGCAATAGTGCAGAAGCCGTCATTACATCTCCAGCATTAGATTCATTTACTGGTGGAACATTTAAATAAACTAATACTTGTGGATCACCGTAAAGATTTACTGCAATATCAAATAAAGAAGTTGTGCTTGAAGGATCAAGCTTAATTGCAAATCCGTAATTAGAGTTTGATGTTAAATATTCATATGATGTTGTTAAATCTAAGTAGGTAGGCAAACCATTTGCAGTATTATAAACAATTCCATCATCTTGAATTAAAGATTCTGTTGGTTTTGTAGCGTATGTAACATTATTAAGATTCCAGCTTGTATCTAAAGAATATACATTAAAAGAAACATTTGACAAAAGATCATCTGCATAAAACTTTAATACTATTTTTACAATTTCAGAAGTATTTAAATCACCAAGGTCTGGTCTAAACAATAAATAATTAGAAGTTTTTGATAATGTTGGATAGGAAGGACCAATCTGTTCTGATTCTGTCCATAAATTTGTAGTTGGAGATGCTGGAGATATTTCTGTAAATACATATCTTGCATCAGTTGCTGGATCATAATAGTCTGTTCTAACTAAAGACCTTATGTGCAACCAAGAGTATTCGTGATCTCCAGATAGTACTGATGCTGTCATTACATCTGCAGAAACATTTGCTGGTGTTGAAAAATCAAATGTTGCATCATTCATTAATGCAGATGCAATTAAAATATCTGCAGGATTAATCTCTGCAATCATTGGAGAAGGTGCTGGAAATAAAGCATCTGCTGTAGCAACTGGAGCATTAATGTTTATGTCTGCAGCAGATTCAGTAGTTATAGTTGGATCATAAAATAAAGCATCTACTGTTGCAGTTGTTTGAGAAAAGTTTACTTCTCCACTTGCATAAGCAATATAATCTAAAATATCAGAAGGTGTAAAGTCTGCTGAATAGTAGGCATTAAATTCATCACCAATCCAGTTTTGACCACCAGCATTGCTTGTTGAAGACATTTGAAAATATGTTCCACCACCTGCCCATCCATTATTTGGAGTTGCTGTTGATGCTTCTAATACTCCATCAATATACATTGATATACCAGAAGAGTTGCTTATAATAGTTATAAGGTGTCCCCATTGTCCTGTTGGTATAGCATCTTGAATTCGCATTGTACTTCTTAAAGTTACACCAAGGTATGGTGCTTGAAATTCTATTTTTCCACTATTTCCTGTACCAGCAGCAGTTCCAAGAGCTACAAGACTTATTCTGTTTGTTGTTGTTGATCTAAATTCCCAAAGGTACATCGGAGAACTTGACGTTGGATTGTTTGATTGAACAGATATATTTGCTGTAAAATCTCCATTTCTAAAAAAGTCAGCTACTGATGTATTTGTAAGTCTATGATAACAATTTCCAAGATACGCAATAGAATACTCTCCAATTGCTGTTCCAGCAGCATAGCTGCCCCAACGATAAATAAAAGCTCCAGAAGCTGTATAAGTTGTTCCTGATGCAAGACTTCCAGCTTCTATAATTCCAGCAATATTTGCTCCATCAACTTTATTCCACACCAATGGTGATTTTGAAGTAATAAAAGGTTGAATATCTTGTGACATAATAAAAATAGCCGTATAGCTAAATGCTAACGGCTAACTCCTCATAAAAATTGTTCTCTGGTGTAATTGCAGAAATGCTATGACCACCAATTGATAATGTTGGAGAAAAGGAGAGGCTGAAGTTGTGAGAAATTAGTACCAAAGATGACCCCAATTGTACTTTCTCAGTCTTTACAGACTTAACTTCAACTGCTTTCGCAGTTAGTGTAATAACACCAGCCTCTACCTTTACATCCATTTTAACCTACTATGCTACCGTGAATTCAACGATACCGTTGGCATCCCAAGTAATAGTAAAGTTACCGCTTGAAGACGACTGATCAGTGCCAAAGTCAACGTATCCAATAAGTGGACTTGTTGAGTTAACACCAGTCTGTGCATCATAAACGATTGCATAACGTGCTGTGATTGTACTTGCTGACCAAGTTGTATCTGCTGCATCAAGAACAAGTTTATTAGTTGCTCCTGTGTATGTAGATGTTTTGGAAGTCAAAGCATTTCCTCCAGCAGTATATCCAGTTCCAGTTACTTCATTTGCTACTACATCGTCCCAGTAGTCGTGAGTATCTTGGTCTGGAGTATAAGAAGAGGTTACTAAGGCAACTTTAATTGAATCAGAATCCCAATCAATTTCTTTGTTTAGGGACTTTGCAATGAAAGAACCATATAGTTTACTTGCCATTATTAATCATCTCCCCTTATGCGGTCTTCTCAACGATAGCGTAAGCACTGGCATCTGCAACAGCAAAGCCTCTACGAACACGAACCTTGAGTTGAACCCCATCTGTATTGAACTGAGCATCACGAGATACTGCAGATTCTACATTGCCACGAACACCATTAATCATCATTTGACGATTACCAACAATAAGCAAAGGATTGCCTGTTGGGTTGGAAGTAGCTTCTGCAGATGTAGCAGCACCATAAGAAACAACTAATGGATAACCAAATAGGTTTCCTGGAGTTGCTGCGACTGGGTTAGGAAGAACAAGCTGACCTGTTCCGTCTACCATTCCACGAAGGTGTCCAAGCATCTTTGGATGAGCAATGAATACAGTGTTAGCTGCATCGAAGTACGAGCCTTGTTCTACAAGAGCAAGAGCATCATTGATATCTGCAAAGGTTAGTGCACCTCCAGTCTGGATTAGTTGGTTTGAAGCAGAAGTTGCTACAGACTTGTAAACAGAGGTGAATGGTGCAGTATCTGTACCATCAGCAGCAGCTGTTACACCAAGAGCGGCATTATCAAACTTACGAGCCCAACGTGAAGCCCATTCTACTTTATATGTATTAAGTACGTCAACGAGTGTATCGTTTACGTCTTCTTCACTGATGTGGAAGATCTTTGCATACTTACGAGCAGTTAGCAAGATTTCATCAAGTGTT